TCCATGAATATCTGGAAATGGTTCAACCCAACATAGTGATGATTTACAATGACCCGTATACCGTGAGTCGCTTTATTGATTCGATGAAACATGAACGAGGAAAATCCTCATACAAACTATGGCTTTACATAGACCAGGTCTATCATGGAGTAGCTCCTTCTTTGATGGATAGTATTCGTAAACATGCAGATCGTGTGTATTGCTTCACAGATAGTTGGAAGAAACAGTTTTTGGAGTATGGATCCTTTCCTGAAGTCAATGTCTTAGAACATGCAGTCGATCCAACTGTGTTTTCATGTCTCTCTGAAGACACACGACACTCGATTCGAACAAACATTGGAGTTTCAAAAGATGCAGTCCTCTTTTTGAACGCGAATCGTAACAGTAACCGTAAGAGGTTGGATCTAACGATTGGTGGATTTGTGCGACTTCTACAAAGAAATCCAGAAAAACCTTACTTTCTCATGATGGCTACCAATATGAATCCACAGACAGGTGCATTCTATGATCTTCAACGAATCTTCCTTGAAGAACTGAAGTTATTGAAGCTTGACTTTCAAATGTATGGACGTAGACTTCTATTGATTGATACATCCCCTCCCAATCTTTTGAGCGATGAAGCTGTGAATCAACTTTACAATACAGCGGATATTGGGATCAACACTTCAGACGGTGAAGGATATGGATTGTGTCAGTTAGAACACATGTATACAGGAGCACCTCAGTTAGTTACAGATGTAGGTAGTTACCGAGCGTTTTTGAACTCCGAGATAGCCGAGTTTATTCCATCGAATGGGCGTAGTTACTTTGCAGGAGGAATGCCTCATGGATTCTGGTGTCCTACGTTCTCAATGGAAAGTATCGCAGACGGAATGGAATCGATTCTCAAACAACTCCCTGAAAAGAGAAAGAGTGTCTCATCCTATCAGTTCAAGAGTTGGGCGACTGTGTGCGACAGCTGGTTAGAAGACGTTCTTACGCAAGCTGAAGGTCCGGCAGCCAGCGTATCTGTACCGGTGACGTCATCTGTCCCAACCTAAGCAGTCGCTGACCATCTTCAAACGCAGGACCATCAAAGACCTCCTTGGTATCCGGATCAATCAAGAACACCATCTGCTTAATCTGAACCTTTTGGAGTCGTCTCTTACGGCGTTGCATGTTTCGCAAATACGAATCGTCCAACTCTTCCGTCTTCAAATCAGGCTTGAACGCTAAATCTTCACCGGCAACCGTGCTATCAAATCGCATACATGAAATCACAGGTGTTTCGCGACTATGGAGTTTACGATGAACTTCGCAGTCGACAGCCGCTTGTTTAAGCAGCAAACTGATTCGTTTATTGGTGACATCCTTCTCATAGGTCGTTTCATACAGATACTCATCAGTGGACATGAATACTTCCGAGGGTTCACCTTCGTATCGTTTGGTGGCCATATCGTTACGACGCACAAGCACTACATTGTTCGCACCTTCGGTAGACTTGGATTGAGACTCTGTAAACACACTAATGTAGAATGATACACGAACCGTTCGTTCTTCCAACGGTAACGATGCGTGAGAACATAATCGAATGGCACGTCCAATGACTTGGTCATGTCGTGCGGGATTCCAATGGGGTTCCATCAAGTGAACATGTCGTACATTCGCCAAGGTAATACCTTCAGCACCTGCCGCAGTAATCATAAACAAGACCAACTTCTTCTTGGGTGCAGATTCCACAGACTGTTTGAGACTGGGTGGAAAGTCGTCTGCGTATTTCGCATTGAAAATCTGACGAAACATCTCACGCTGCTCCATGTCTTCATTCCCTGTGAAGAACGCATACGCAGGCTTTTCAGCATCCATGGAGGGGTCTTCAATCCACTGACCGGCTTCTTTGGTGATTTTGTATTCTTGCCATCCGTTCGCACTCAACACCGCTGAAAAGACTCCCAAGCCTTCCAAGTTACGATAGTTGGAATACAACAACTGGGTTCGTCGTGCCTCGCCTCCAAGGGATTCACGGATGTTTTGATAGATTCGCAACATCTCGGGACGGTAGGTTTGAAGCGCATTCTCTGTGAGATATCGTGCAGGGTCTGCCTTGATTTTCTCTAGAATGTCTGCCTTGAGTTTCTTCAAGGGTTCAGGCTCTGCGTCTTCGGTCAACGCTTCATCGGGTTCAGGTCTACGAATCTCGGGTGGAATGGAGTAGTCGCAGGCAAGACGAGAGTTGACACGAAAGGTCTTCATTTCATTGTCTTCGGCTTTCGCAGGGTTCAGCTTTCGTCGTGCATCTTGCTTGATTTCGTCAAATCGCACAGCCAAATAGTTGTTGAACATCGCATCGGACATGGGAACCTTTTCCAAGAGCTTATCGTCGTCCACGCGTCGAGGCAACATGCGTTCATCGGCACCTCTGAAATACGAGACCAATCCTTGAATGCGTCGTTGGAACAGCTGTGTGTTTTTCATTTGAAGTCCGTCCAAGAACAAGGTTGCAAACTCTTCGTAGACCGTAGGCAATGCATCAAAAGTTTCGGTCGAGATTCGGTCCAAAGCAAGTTCCGCTCCACCAACATCGGTCTGAAACTTGGCTGCCCAGGTATTTACCCAATCCGGCGCAGAGGGTGTAAAGGGAAGGTCCTTCACATACTGAACTGCGATTCGGTCACCTTTTTCATTGTAGACACTGCGGAAATGGGGAGGATTGCGTGTTAACAAAATATACTTCTTCAACGTGACAAACTCAATGGTATCCACATCGGGAATCGCGCGCAACAACGAAGTCATACGTTCTTCGTCCCAGGTTGGAATCGCGCGCACTGGAATCACAATGCGTTCAATGGGTCCACGCAACAAGTTCATAAGATACGCAACCTCATTCGCACGGTTAATCACAGGTGTTCCGGATAACGCAACGACCTTGCAGTCACGGGCATTGTAAATCAAATCGTAGAGTTTGCGGGCAATGTCAGACGCATTGGAGATGCGTGAAATGAAGTTGTGGACTTCATCAATGATGACTACACTGTTCTCATACGGATTGCTTCCATCGGCCGGGACATACTTGCCAATGTTCGCAGTCGACAAGCCGTTGTAACGAATAAAGGTGAATCGCTGGTCAATGATGTCTTCAATCTGTTTCGCAATGGTATCTTGTGCGGTCTTGGGAAGCTTATCAAAGTTCTTCTCTTGATTGGGCACGGTGGTAAAGAAGGTTCGGTTTCGGTCCAAGAATCCATCGGAGAGTCCAAGCTTCTTTGCGGTCTCACGTGTCTCTGCAGTCAAGGATTGTTGTCGCCAGTGTTGGTCGTACATGTAGAGAGGGTCGCCACACTTTCGTAGCTCGCCGCGGTAGTTCGATTCCAAAGACGCAGGTAACATCACAAACACCTTTTTCGTCGTCAATAAGGATTCAGCCACTGCAATGGACGAGCAGGTCTTTCCTGAACCCAGACCATGGTATAACAGCAGACCACGATACGGGGTTTCCATCAGCAAGTAGTCGCGGACGACCTTTTGATGAGGCAGGAGTTCACGTGCATTACTGCCTCGTGCGAGACATACATCGACATCCTTATCTTCGTCATCCGTTGGGAGTTTCCTATACTGTAAGAGAGTCCTCGTAATCGCATCCGCAAATGCTTTACGATTCGGTAATGCGTACGACCGACTCATTGTTGTTATCCAGCATCTAAAAATCTGGTTGAAAAACAATGGAGAAGCAATCCCGCATTCTATTGGTCACCGTCTATCTCTTTTTAATCGCAGGGTTCCTCTATGCCCAACCCACGATTGCGTTCGGCAGAGAGGGACGAATCCGTCCATTTGGCACACAAGAAAAAGAGTCCACTGTATTTCCCTTATGGTGGTGGGTGTTTGTCATTGCAGTGGTTTCGTATATGATCACGTTGACATTGTCTCGCTCTCAAATGTTTCAATAATCGATTGAAGTTGGACGAGCATGGCTTTTCGTTCAATGTGTTGAGGTCGAACCAGTGCTTCCGCTTCTGCAAAGGTCTTCCATGCAATCCCTGAGATTTCGCGTCGCTGCATAGGAGTCATTTTTTGGCCCAAGTTCAACATCTCAGGGTGTTTGAGCAACGCTACAAAGTAGACATGTTTGTATTGAACGCCATTCAAACCATGAAAGGTTTCAGTTAATACGATGTTCTTCAGCACAACAAAGGATTCACGTGGAATGTTCGTCTCTTCATCAAACTCACGCAACGCACATGCAAGATCACATTCTCCTCGCATACGTCGTCCTTTGGGAAATCCCCATTCAGGTTCAATGTATTCAGACAAGTTGTTTCGCACCAAACCCATTGGGTCAAGTGTGGCGAACTTTTCACGGCTTTGAAGGTAATCCGAAGTGGCTCGGTCATCGCCCCACAACTGACGCCACAAGGCTTCGAATGAGTCCGAAGCCAACGCAGCCTGTTCTTTGAGTGTCATGTTCCTGACGAGGGTTGCAATATAGTCTGTGTCTTCCAAATCATATTTCCCTCGCATGAACTCCGCAAAGG